CGGACGCACGATCGTCGGCCGCTTCGCTGGCGACGGTTCCGGCGCGCGGCGTCGCTCCACATAGCCCGCCTCCGCACTGCGACCGAACAACGCGTCCTTGAACAGCCGACGCAATTCCGGCGAGGCGTGGAGCATCTGGACGAGCGTCATCATTTGCTGCGACGGGCTCGCGCGACGCCAGAGCCGCGCCGTCTTCCAGCGCTCGTGCCGAGCCTTGAGGCGGTCGCGCCAGCGGGGTGTCCAAGCAGCCATCGTTCGCACTTCTCATGCGGCCGCGCGCAGCGCCAGGCTCGCCAACTGAAGCGCCAGCGCACAGCGACAATTCGCATGCATCGTCGGTCCGGGCTTCGGGCCGAGCGGCGTCAGGAAGTTCTCGGCGATCAGCACGGCCTTGCCCGTCATCTGCTTGCAGAGCGGGCAGAGTCGGTCATCGGGCGTCACGATCCACTCTTTCTTTGCGGTCGGTGACAACACGCCTTGCTGCTGCGCCACGGTCCAACTCGTCCGCTGCCCGCTCGTCAGCGCGTCGATGGTCTCCGTGCGCGCGATCGTCGTCGCGCGCTGCGTCAGCAGTCGCGCCGTGTAGCGCGTGACGGCCTGATCGAGACCCGCAACGTCGATCGATTCTGGGGAGTCGGCCAGCAGACGCGCGCGGTAGTTGATGACAGCTGCGCCCTGTTGGGGCGTCAGGCCAATCATCGGACGAATCAGCGCCGCCGCATCCGCCGGCGGAAGTCCAACCTGGATCGACCAGGCGATCACGCGCTGGATGTTCTCACGCGTCGCCGCCGTGATGCGCGTGATGAGTCGTCCGGCTTGGGTGGCTGCAGCCGCGACGGCGTGGGGATTGACGGCGGTGTAACTCACGTCCAGATGCACGCGGGCGAGCGCCTGGAGCTCGATGTGGGCACTGTCAAGCGTGGCGGCAGTGACGAGCGGCGCGGCGGCGCGCTGCAAGATCGCCGGCAGCGCCTCGAGCGCCTGCGACAAGGCCGATCGGGTCAATACGCCGGCACTGAGCAGATGGCCCAACGCATCACGTGAGGCGCCGGCCTGCAGCTGTGCGAACGCTTCGAGCAAGGCCGCGCGGAGTCGCGCGGTGATACGGACATCGAGGGCCGTCCGCGGATCAGGCATGTGCCTGGGCCGCGATCGGACGGCCGGTCAGCGGGTCCAACTCTGGCTCCGGTTGCGGCGGCGGAGACAATTGCGGATCGCTGCCGCCTTCACTGAGAATCTGCTCGCGTTCGAGTTGCGCCGTCACGCCTGGACGGGTGAGACCCGCCTTCTCCAGATTGTGGTAGAGCGTTTCATAACTGATCTTGTCGGCCTGCGCCAGGAGCGACAAGGCGTTCAGATCGACGTCGGCACCGACGAAGTCGGTATTGAGCTCGACTTTGATCGCGGGATCATCGACGCGTTCGGTCATGCCCGCCCAGAACGCCGTCCAGCGCAGCGCGATCGTCAGTCCGAGACTGCCGCTGCCGACAATCGATCGCAGCGTGGCGTTGTCGCCGGAGTAGCGCATCTTTACCGTCGCCGCGGCTTCCTGCGCGACCTTCGGATTCTCGAGCAGGCGCGATCCGAGGATCGCCATCATCCGCTCTTTCGACGTGAGCGCATTCTCAAGCGAGGCGAGCCCCTGTCCGGTGAACTCGAGGTACTTTGCATCCGCGCCCGCATCCTCGAGGATCCACGCGGTGCTGCTGCCGATGCGCAGTTCGCCGCCCACTTTGGCGCCGGTCACGACCGGCGTCGGGAGCGCCGTGAAGTGTCGGCCATGCTCGAGATCCGCACTTGATCGATAGTGCGACAGATTCAAATCGACCACATCCAACAGCGGCGGCTTCATCACGTCAGGCGAGATCCCGACGGGCCCGAGAAAGATGAACGGAATGAATGTCAGCGGCACGCCGCGGCGCAACGGCACGACCGGCGGCTGCGGGACGTACGTCACGGCCTTCCCGGCCTCCTGGACCTTCAGGTATGTCGTGCTCTGATACAGCCGCGCGGCGCCCTGACCCGGCACGATCTCGAGCACACGATAGCGTTCCTCGTCCGTGACGGTGAATCGATCCCGGGTCGACTGACATTCGCGCAGTACGAGCCAGGACAAGATTTGTTGCCCATCAACCGTGATCGTGTCCCAGTCAAGAATGTTCTCGGTCGTGTAGTCGGCCCAGTATGGCCGTGCGGCTGTCGTGGAAAAGTCGATCAGGATGCCGCGCCGGCCGACGATCAACACGTCCTGGATCGCATCAAATGCGAAGCTCTCGAAAGGTTCGGCAGCCAGCGTGACGTCGGCGAGCAGCTGTGTTTTGAGTTTGTCCGGCGCTTCAATTGAGGGCGGCGTGTCGAAGGCCACACCGGTGAGACCAATCACCGATCGGCCGAAGCCGCCGTAAAACACGGCGCGATGCAGGTACGCGGCGTACTCGGTCTCGGATTGGCCGGAGAGTTTGGGCAGATACTCGATGGTCTTCGCTTTGACCGCGTCGGCACCTTCGAAGACGTCGCGGCAGCGCTGCCATTGGCGCGCGCGGTGCTGGTAGCTCTTGTGCGTCCGGGTGACGTCGTCAGCCATGGCGCCTCAATGGAAAGCGAAGATCAGTCGCCGGACAGTGTAGTACATCTCCCGCAATGAACGCTCATCCGCCGACGACGCGAATTGTGCGCGCCGGCGCGGGGCCGAGCGTCAGTTTATTGAAGGCGCCGGCCGCCGCGTCGATCTGATCGCTGTAGCCGTGAACGCCGTCGAAGCTGTGCGCCTCCTTGAGAAATGCCTCCGTCCACGAACCAGCCATCAGCAGCACATTGCCCGCCTCGGCCTGCGCGGACAGGGGATTGGCGCGCGTGACCTTGTCGCCGGTGACTTTGTCGACGCGGACCGTGTGACCCGCGAGATTCCGCACCGAGGCCTCTGCGCTCTCCTTGCCTCCGGAGCCAGGCTCCTGCTCCACCCAGATATCGACATCCCCAAAAGTCTGACGATCGGCGTCCGCTTTCTGCTTAATGACCGTCTCGCGATTGAGCGCCGACCACTGCCCGCGCTCGACGTCGACGATCAACACGCGCTTGTCGCGCAGCTGCGCCATCAACACGCCGGCGCTATATTTCCCACCGTCCTGTGTACCGGCCTTGTCCCAGTAGCGCACCCACCGGACGATGTCGCCGGTAGGCAGCGCGTGCAGCGTCGTCTTGAACCACGCCCGATTGAACACTTTACCGGCTGTTGGGCGCGCCTTCCAGTTCCCACCCCGATCGCCGCCGAGCAGCCGCTCGCGTTCCCAACCCGCCATTGATCGGACGTTGGCTTCATAGGTCGGATTGATCGTGCGTCCGATGACGTTGTCCTGCAGGCGGGCCAGCACGAACGTCACAGATTTCGCGAGCGCGATGCCGCCCTCGGTCTGCGCCTGACCAGGAAAGCGCGCCTCAAGCTCGGCCACCGCCGCGATCTTCTGGGTGTCGTAGGCAGCGTAGCTCTCCGGCGCACAGGTCACGGTCGACCATTCCACCTGGTCATTGACTTTGATAAACCAGCGGATGACGCCGCTGCGCGCGGGAATCGCCCACCCGTCGACGTCAATCCACCAGCCGAGAAACGTCGCGACGAACGAATCGGGATCGGGATTGACGCTGCCGCGCACGTAGGGTTCGACGCCGCACGTCGATCGATTGCGCGATAGCATCGTGAAAAACTGGCGCTCGGTGAAGGATTCGAGTTGATCGAAAATCAACAGACAAATCTGCGCGCCCTTCCAGAGATCGACGTCATTCTCGAACTGCAGCCCGGCGAACTTGCCGGTCACGCGTCCGTCGGCGAAGTCCCATTCATGGACGTGCAGGCGCGGCTCGCCACCGGCGGCGTAGTACCATTTTTCGGTTTCCTCCCAGAGGCCGCCGGGATTAGTGATCTCGGGCATCGTGCGCCGGAAGACGACGAAGTTGAAGCCGGGCACGCGCACATGGCGCAGTGGTTCAATGACCAGCGACCAACTCTTGCCGCCGAACAGTGAGCCG